TTACATATCCCATTTCCTATGTTTATGGTGTAATATCAATAGAATATTTAGTATACTTTCACAAATGTAATATTGTATTTAACATAATAATACATTATAAACGTAAGGTCTTATAAGTTATCCGGTAAAAACCGTCATAATAGACCATGAGATGAAGAATGGGCCGACCATTCAGAAGAATGTCCGCACCGTCAAACTGATATAACCGCACAACGGATAGGTGTTGTAGAAAATCGAATATCTCCATAAGGTCATGAAAGGGGATAGGACACCATTTTATTGAGTAATTCATAGGCCTGTCATTTTTCGTATAATAGGACAAGAAAGAAGACGGCCGAAATCATTAATCGGCCGCCCTCCGGGAAAATGACGTAGGTTTCACTTAGAAATCCGGTCAAACAAAATTAAAACAGTAATAACAAGAATAATAACAGTATATAGCATAATATAATATTTTGGTACAAATATAACAATATATTACCAATTATGCACCGTACCATTAGAACCTTTAAAAGGCATACCCATCATTTGGAACCAATTAGACGGGCGAGAACGACGAGTAATTTCCTCTAAGGTTTCCTCAATAATACGTACACGCTTACCATAAGTCTGAGAATTAAACCTATAGTTATCACCTTGTATCATATTTTCAGTTTTTAAATTTTCCGTACGTTGAGTAGTTTCCGAAGTACGAGCCATTGTTTCGGCTATCTTCTTAATTTCATGTTGGACTTTAACGTTATTCAAATAACCAGCAGAACGCTTAAAGGCAATATCAGCAGCAGCCTGCGCAAGCTCTATCTTTTGTTGCTGTGGCAAGAAATCAAGTTGCTTTTGACGCATTAGATTTTCAGTAACAGACAATTGCGTACGCGCTTTGCTTTCGGCTATATTTTGGTCATTTACAGCCATTTGCGAAGTCATTAAATTTTTACGAATATCATTAACTAACTCATCCATAGCCAAACGCGCTTCTTTAGTTTTGGCTTCCGTCTTCATTTGAAGTATCTGAGCCATAGCTTTTCCGGCAATGTATTTACCCTCAACACGCAAGTTATCCGCTTGTGCTTCCTTTACCTTGCGGTCAGGCATAGAAGACAACACGTCAATAGCACGGCCAAGTCCGGCAGTGATACCAGAATAATCAGCAGAGTAGGAGGTAGCGGTAGGCGGCGTAACACCTTGTACAGATGGAGCGCCACCGGAGGGGGCAGCACCAGAAGGAGCAGCACCAGCAGAACCCGACATTGTAGAAGCAGTTCCAAAAGAACTGCTGTTCAACATCGCGTATGGATTTAATTCAGCGGCTTCAATACGTTCACGTAGGGCTGCTGGCGAATTATATTCGTTCGTCTTATTCCACATATCCATCTGAAATTGTTGTTGATTTTTAACCAAATCCCAATTATTTTGCTTCTGGTCTTCATAAAGCTTCCAAGCATTTTGCTTTGTATCGTCATAAAACTTCCATTGGTCGCCAAGTTGTTGTTGATACATTTCCTTATTGTACGCAACTTGTTTATCAAACATTTTTTCATTAAATGCATTGTTCATTTGCGCAATCTCTTTATTTGCAGCATTTTGCGCGGCAGTTGTACCAGCACCGCCAATAAGTGACGCACCTGCACCGATTGCAGAACCAACAACACCAGTCATTGCAGCAGCTCCCATAATACAAATATTTTTAAGTTAAACATCGGGGGGGATACATAAAATATAATAATAAAAAAATCAGTAGAAAGCTCCGCATCGCTTCGCTCGCTCCGCTTGCTACGCTGTGTTTGCGGCTTCCGCTTCGCACGCAATGCATTCGGAGGCGCCATCCAAGATGGCAGAGCGGTGCTCGCTCTCCCGAGCTCGCGAATTATAAATTTTTCCTTATCTCTCAAGATGTGCAAAGATAAAGTAGGGCTAAAATATCCGTTTATCAACCTGTACCAAAAATCGTTAAATATACGCGCGCGTAAACGCACACGCACATTTAACAATTTTTACTACAGAACGCCAAACGTATATTTTTTCCCTGCATTGCTTTTTTGCACGTCTCGAAAGAAAAGGAAAAAAATATATTTAGGGTTCTTGAGTCGGGTCTACCTCATACTTAGCAGGCTGTTCGGCAGCGGCGGCCGCTATCATCTCATCTTGCGAACTCATCAGATATTGAGACCATGCCATCAGCTCAGACGGCGACTGTATAAACCGTGATTTCACAAAACTACACAATTGGTCGTCACTCAATTTAGAACGCAATTCACGCATTTTAGGTTCATTCACCGAAAGTTTCTCAAAGTGAGCAACCAAACGCTCTTTACTCATGCGATCCAATCGCTGTTGGTTGAACAGCATATAAATATCAGAACTACAACGAATAGATTTCACGCCGTTTACTTCATTTTCTTGAATAACAAATTCATTAACAGGGGATTGTTCCAAAAACTCACTTTGTTTAAGCTCTTTGCTAGAAACATTATAGCAATGAGATTTACGCTCAACTGGAAAAACTTCACGTTTTGTACACCACATAGTAAAATATCTTTATAAATTAGTAAATATGTACGATTTTATATAAAATATGTATGATTTTATACACTAGTAAGGTAATCCATCCGTATCAAGATTACGGACAGCCTTAACATCAAAAAAAGTGCTACACAAAAATTGGTCAGTATTTATCGAAGAGTCAGCATTAACCGCAAATAAGGTATCCAAACAGTTAGGATTAACTTTAAACATTGTATAATTAACCGGAAAGTCCGGAGTTTCTACGCTAAAATCTTCATATCCCAATTGATCCAAAATAGACTGATTACCATAAGAGATAACCCAATTTTTAAGGGTAGTCTTAAAAGCACCCATAGAAATATCAACATCCGTTTTATAGTCGATATAGCGAGGAGCATAACCTATAATTTTTGAGGCATACTGGCTATTGCCAAGCACGGCCGGGTTAAACATTTTAAACAGTGGAACAGCTTCCATGCCAACACGGTCAAATTCTGGTATAGCATAATCCGCAGCGTTAATACGCATAAATGAATTATTCACAAAATCAGACGTATAGTCAAGAAGAGGCAAACAATGGTAAATACAAAATAGCATACCATAACGCGCACCAGCTTGAAAATCAATATAACCGTTGGAAGTGCCAGTACCTTTACCGGCAATATCAGCCGCGAATGACTCAGTAATATTACTATTTACAACCTCGTTGATGTCAAGACTTGAAGCAATACCACCGAGATATGTAGACAATTCAGAAAAACCATCAGCAGCAGAAACACCCCAGTGTTTCTCTATCTGGTCTTTATAATCTTTACTACCCGATTGAGTGATTTCTTTCCATTTTTGTAAAAATTCAGCTTGACGAAGCGCAAGAATAGAAAATTCCGTTGGAGAACCAGCTACAGCATCAGAAGTTTGAACAACAGCAGTATCACCATATTGTTGGCGAGGTACAACACCATGGAACAAATCCTTTTGCCAATTACAATAACGCAAATCAAAGAAATTATAATTTTCCTTGAAAGACGACAAAGTAGTGTCCGAGAAATCTACTTTCATATTATCACCAGCAAGATAATCAACATTAAAAGTAGACGGAGAAATTTTTTCCCATTGACTATCACGATAATAGTCCGCGTATATCTTCTGATATCCAAGCAAACCAAACAAATTCAATTCCAAATTAGCCATTAACGGACTTTCAGACCAAGAAGATTTAGCAAAAGGTGAGAAATTACCGTATCCAAGATATTCAAGTAATTTTATAGTACCGTCTACACGTGGATAATTAAAATAGTTCTTACCGTAATATTGCTCAACATCAGCCGACATCTTAGAAACGTAATCAGCAATAGACTTACAATCCGTATAAGGCATATCTCCATTAAGTGCAAAAGGTTTAGTAGAGTCAAGAGATACAGCATGTTGGGGATTATCATACATTTGTGTCAACGCCGTATTAGCCTTGTTCCACAACAAATCATAAGGCACAAAAAAGAAATCGTAATACTCACGCATACGAGCAAACGCAGCCGTATTAATGGGTTGTGTACGAGTAAAAGATTTAAGATTGATTTTAAAGCTATCACCAGGTAGAACCTCTTTACACCATATAGGCAGTAATTCACCAGCTTTAGCCGTAAAATTTCGTTTCGTAGAAAGGTCAAAACCATTTCGGGAAGTCTTGTTTCTAAGACTTTTGATAGACATAATATTTGCCATAACAACACAATTAAAGGTTAATAC